GCGCCCATCGTGCTAGGCTGCACGAAACCTTGGTCACTGGGACGAGGTTCCCACCGAACGGAGAGAGACATGAAGGGCAAGATCAAAGTTACTGCCTCTGGGGGCACTAACCCCGGTGCTAACTTGAAGCCGTTGGAAAAGCGCCCGCGCCCGATGACGGTGCCGGGGGTGCAGGGCTCCCCCCACCCAGTCAACATGAGCGGCCGCATGGACAAAGCTCCCCCGCGCCGCACCCCCGCCGCCGAGATCAAAGGCTATCTCGCAAAGGTCGACCGCGAGGACCGGGAGGATCAAAAATCCAAGGAAAGGAACCTTGAGCGCGCCATGGGCGGAGCTGACGCCAAGGCCATTAAGCAGGACCTCGCGGCCGCTCGTCAGGACCGCATGTCGAAGCCTTCGGCTCCGAGCAAGTCGCCCCGTCCGATGGGCAACCCCATGAGGAAAGCCGGTGGCGGCATGGTCAAGTACAAAGACGGCGGCTGCGTGATGGCTGGCCGCGGCGGCAAGTACAAAGGGCAGATGTGATGAAAGCTGTAGGCAAACTGAAGACCGTCAAGGTCAAGACGGGTGACAAGAAGGCGGCCGACTACGACGCCAAGATGTCCGAGCTCGACTACCCGGGGACCAAGGGCGTAGCTCTGCCGGAAGTTGGAAAGCAGCAGGTTTCCGGATTTAAGTTTTCCGGGACCTACTAATCCCCCTCGATAGGAGAACACCTACATGCGTCCTCGTCCCAAGAAACCCGGCGAAACCGTCGCGGAATACAACGCATTCATCGCCAACCTGCCCAAGCGCGGCGGGCAGCCCGGCACCGGCCCGAAGCCCAAGCCTATGCCTATGCCGCCGAGCGGCGGTGGCCGCGGTCGCGGCGGCGCAACCCCGCCTCCGGGCATGATGTACGGTCCGAATGACGCGCTTATGCCTATCCCTAAGAAGGGCGGCTCTGCCACTGGTGGCGGCAGGCCTGTCATGCGCGCCAAAGGCGGCATGGTCAAAGGCAAGAAGAAGTAAGTCATGAACTACGGCGAACTGGCAGCGTCCTATGCCCGAGCATATGGGCTCGACCCCGAAATCTTCGTGCGTCAGATGATGCAGGAAAGCGGGTTGAACCCTGATGCGGTCAGCCCAAAGGGCGCTGTCGGTATCGCGCAGATCATGCCCGCCACGGCCCGTGATCCGGGGTACGGGGTCCGCCCAATCGAGGACCCGACAGACCCCGAAGAGGGCCTCCGTTTCGGCGCGGAGTACATGCGGGCCATGCTTGACGAGTTCGGCGGCGACTACAAGCTCGCCCTGTCCGCCTACAACGCGGGAGCAGGAGCGGTGAAAAAGTATGGTGGCGTCCCACCTTTCCAAGAAACCCAGAACTACGTCTCAAAAATCCTTGGCGGCGCGATGCAGCCTGACGTTCCGGGCGGTTTGTCCATGGGTGTCCCTGCTTCCTCCCTGCCCAGCGAAGAGCTGATGATGGGGACGACGCAAGATGAGGACACCGAGGCCCTGCTCCGCTCCGTTTTGGGGCGTTTTGACCCCGAGAACCAAGAAGAACAGGCCGCGGCACTGGCCCGACTGACGGCGCTCAACGCCCGAGGTCCGGGAGCCGGGGCCCAGCCGTCTCCGGAAGGCATTTTCGCGCTTCCGCAGGCCCGTTCGACCCCTACTGCAGTGGAACGCCTGCGGGAATTAGGGTAACTTAGGCTGGAAGAGCGGGGTTTTTCCCCAGATCGCCGAGAAAAAGGGAAAATACCATGCCTGCAGCCAATAAAGGCACCCGCGACATGACCCGCGCAGCGGCCGACAATGCCGCACGGCAGAAAACCAAGTCAAAAACCGTCGTCGCGCCTAAGAAAGCGGTGATTGCGGGACAGCCCCACATGCTGGCCTACATCAACAAGGACGAACGGCGGCTGCTGAAGGCCTTGGGCGGCGCTGACATCCCCGGCCCGGCCGGGATTCGGTCGTTTCCCCCGGCGGGGGACCGTGCAGGCAGCAGGGGCGGCTCTTCGGGCGGAAGCAAAGGCGGCTCGGTAGATCGCGACCGTCAGGGCGGCACATCCTCTGCCGGGTCCAGCAAGGGCGGCACATCCTCTGCCGGGTCCAGCAAGGGCGGCACATCCTCTGCCGGGTCCAGCAAGGGTAACACCGCCAGCGTAGATCGCGACCGTCAGGGTTCGTCTAACACGGCCGCGGCGAACAAAGCTGCTGCAGAAAAAGCAGCGGCCGACAAGGCGGCGAAAGACAGGGCCGACAAGGCTGCAGCAGATAAAGCGGCAGCAGACAAGGCGGCAGCCGAAAGGGCTGCCCGGGAGAGGATTGCCGCCGCAGAAAAAGCAGCGGCCGACAAGGCGGCAGCAGACAAGGCGGCAGCCGAAAGGGCTGCCCGGGAGAGGATTGCCGCCGCAGAAAAAGCAGCGGCAGAAAAAGCAGCGGCAGATAAGGCAGCAGCAGACAAGGCGGCAGCAGACAAGGCGGCAGCAGACAAGGCCGCCTCTGAAAGGGCTGCCCGGGAGAGGATTGCCGCCGCAGAAAAAGCAGCGGCAGAAAAAGCAGCGGCAGAAAAAGCAGCGGCAGAAAAAGCAGCGGCAGAAAAAGCAGCGGCAGAAAAAGCAGCGGCAGATAAGGCAGCGGCAGATAAGGCAGCGGCAGATAAGGCGGCGGCAGATAAGGCGGCGGCAGATAAGGCGGCAGCAGAAAAAGCAGCGGCAGATAAGGCGGCAGCAGAAAAAGCAGCGGCAGATAAGGCGGCAGCAGACAAGGCGGCAGCCGAAAGGGCTGCCCGGGAGAGGATTGCCGCCGCAGAAAAAGCAGCGGCAGATAAGGCGGCAGCAGACAAGGCGGCAGCAGACAAGGCGGCGGCCGAGAAGGCCACTCGTGACAAGATTGCCGCCGCTGAAAAAGCTGCGGCAGATAAGGCGGCAGCAGACAAGGCGGCAGCAGACAAGGCGGCGGCCGACAAGGCGGCGGCCGAGAAGGCCACTCGTGACAAGATTGCCGCCGCTGAAAAAGCTGCGGCTGAGAAGGCCGCCGCCGCAGCTACACCCAACAAGCCGACGGTATCAACCACGGCTCCAACGCTTTCTCAGCCCTCGGCCATCCAACCGATCAAGGCGGTGACTCCGACCACGGTTGCCACCCCGGCCGGGCCGCAAACTGTTTCGTCCACGTCCTCGGCCGCCGCGGTAACCCCCGCGCCTGCCGCCGCGGCAGTCTCCACAGCCCCGAAGCCCGAAGCTCCGACGGTAGCCCCCGCCCCCGGAATCACCGCTACGGGGGCTGCTTCTGGCACCACGGGCGTAGGCGCAAGCGCCACGTCCCCCGCAAAGTCCGGAACAGTCACTGTCGCTACTCCGGCCGGGCCGCAGCAGGTTGCCGTCGGATCAAACGCTGCCGACGTGAAGGCCACCCCCGCCGCAACGGCGGTTTCTACGGCCCCGAAGGCCGAGGCTCCAGCTTCGGCGACCACGGGCTTGGGACCGTACAAAGAAGGCATGACGGTCTCGGCCAATATGTCCAAGGCTTTTGGTCTCCCCGAGGGCAGCAAGCTCAGCGCCACCGACGCGCTGCGCGCAAACAACGCCGCTCAGGCCGCTGGTCTGGTTGACCCGGCCACGGGCCAGCCCTCCCCGGCCATCAAGGGCGCGGTTACCACGATTGGCACTGCCGCAGGTGCCACGCCTACCTCTCGGCAGGCCGCGCTTCAGGCCGCCTTGAAAAGCGCCCCTACGTTCACCAGCAGCAACAACATCCGGACCTTCTTCCCGGGCCTGACCATATCAAACGAGCTAAACCTCGACATCGCAACGGGTGCGTCGGGTCAGACAGTCGTTGTCAAAGACCCCAGCGGCAAGGTCATTGGGACTTTTAACCAAGCCCCGACGATGGCGCAGATGCAGGACTTGGCCACCAAGAACGGCTTTAAGTCGGTTCAGGTCCCGTCGGGCGTGGACCTTGTAAGCGATGTAAACGCTAGTTCTCAGTTCGAAACGGCGCTGGACTACAATACCAGCCGCCTGACACTGGATAAAAAGGACCCTCTAAAAGTTGATCTTGTGACGGAAGAACAGCTCGACAAGATGTTCCCGCCGAAGACGAATCCGACGTCGCCTCCGGCCGTCACCCCACAGCCTCCCACCACTCGCCCGGACAGCGGCGGGATTACGGCGGTTGCCCCACAGCCTCCCACCACTCGCCCGGACAGCGGCGGGATTACGGCGGTTGCCCCACAGCCTCCCACCACTCGCCCGGACAGCGGCGGGATTACGGCGGTTGTTCCCAAGCCGGAGACTCCCAAGCCAGTGACGCCGACGCCTCCCAAGCCGGAGACTCCCAAGCCCGTCACGCCGGAGACTCCCAAGCCCGTCACCCCTACGGTTCCAACGACCCCTACTCCGGGCGGCGGAACTCAACCGGGCACCGGGACGGGAACGGGCACCGGGACGGGCACCGGGACGGGAACGGGCACTGGGACGGGCACGGGAACGGGCACTGGGACGGGCACGGGCACGGGAACGGGCACGGGAACGGGCACGGGAACGGGAACGGGAACGGGAACGGGCGGTGGCGGCGGTGAAACAACCCCACCCACTCCCTCCGGCCCCAAGACCTGTCCTCCGGGGTACAAGCTCCACACGTTCCCGGACGGAAGTACCACTTGTATTCCCACCACAAGTGGTACAGGAATGGTCCGTCCAATTGTTGCTCCGTTCTATCAGCCCGTTGGTGGGCGGAGAGCCCAAGGTTACGAGCCTTCTCTTGGGATCGGCACTTTGCCGACCACTCCTCCGAACGCTGGGTTCGAGCCCTGGTGGGGGGACATGCCAGAAGGATTTATTCCGCCGCCTCCGGGCAGTGTCACTACGCAGGCGTTCGTTAGGTTCGTGAATCCCACGACAGGAGAAGTCTTCAACGCCCCCAACGGAGGGTACACACCCCCGAAAGGTTGGGTGCGGGGGTAAGCACTGCAGCAGAAAGAAAGACATAAAGGTCCCATGAGTCTTGAAACCCTCCCAGAAGCAGCCCTCAAAGAGCTGCTCCTGCTGACAGAAGCGAAAAAGAGGCTGGACCTGCGCGACAAGGCGCAGGACAGCTTCATGGCGTTTGCCCACCATGTTTATGATAACTTTATCGAGGGCCGACACCATCGGATCATCGCAGAAAAGCTCGAGCGCGTGGCGCGCGGGGAACTGAAGCGGCTGATCATCAACATGCCGCCTCGTCACTCGAAGTCGGAGTTTGCCTCGTTCCTGATGCCTGCGTGGTTCTTGGGCCGAAACTCGAAGCTCAAGATCATTCAGGCCACGCACAACACGGAACTCGCTGTCCGCTTCGGCCGCAAGGTCCGAGACCTGATCGACGACCCCAAGTACAAAGAGATTTTCCCGAAGACGAACCTGAAGGAAGACTCAAAGTCCGCGGGCCGATGGCAGACGGACCAGCTCGGCGAATACTTCGCTGCCGGTGTTGGCGCGGCTGTCACCGGCCGGGGCGCTGACCTGTTCATCATCGACGATCCGCACTCGGAACAGGACGCCTTGTCCGACACGGCGTTTGACCACGCCTATGAGTGGTACACCTCTGGCCCCCGCCAGCGTCTTCAGCCCGGCGGTGCGATCATCGTCGTTATGACGCGCTGGGGAAAGCGTGACCTGACCGGTCGTCTGCTTCAAGCGCAGGGCTCGGACGTCATGTCGGACCAGTGGGAGGTTGTGGAGTTCCCTGCCCTCATGCCGTCGGGAGAGCCCCTCTGGCCGGAGTTTTGGGACAAGAACGCGCTTCTGTCCATCAAGGCGTCGCTCCCGCTGGCCAAGTGGTCGGCGCAGTGGCAGCAGCAGCCGACAACCTCCGACGCGGGGATCATCCGCAAGGAGTGGTGGCGGATGTGGCAGCAGGAGGAAGTGCCGCGGCTCGACTACATCTTGCAGGCCTACGACACCGCGTTCTCGAAAAAGGAGAGCGCCGACTATTCGGCGATCACGACGTGGGGCATCTTCAAGCCTGAGATCGACGGCCCGGACCACATCATCCTGCTCGACGCCCAGCGCGGCCGATGGAGCTTTCCGGAGCTGAAGCAGATCGCTTTTGACGAGCACGAGTACTGGAATCCTGACATGGTTCTGGTCGAAGCCAAGGCTACAGGTCAGCCGCTCATCGACGAACTGCGTTTGAAAAACATCCCTGCCGTCGGGTTCTCCCCGGGCGGCCGGGGCGGGGGACGAGACAAGGTGAGCCGGATGCACATGGTTGCTCCGCTCTTTGAAGCAGGCTTCGTGTGGGCCCCCGAGGACAAAGCCTTCACCGAAGACGTGGTCGAAGAAGTCACCTCTTTTCCGAATGGTGATCACGACGACTTCTGTGATAGTATGACGCTGGCCCTTATGCGTTTCCGTCAGGGCGGTTTTGTGGCATTAGATGGCGAAGAAGCCGGGGATGACTTCATCCCACGCAAACGGGAGTACTACTAATGGCTGTTGCACCGCGCATGGCTGGTTCTTTGACCGATGGCGGATTCATGCAAGGGGGCATGGATGAAGAACTTCCGCAGGCCGAGATATCGCTCCCTGCGCTCAACGACTTCTCGGGTGGCGCAATCGTCACTCAAGAGGCGGACGGTGGAGCGACCGTTCAGGCCATCGCCGAAGCGCTTGCCGCCTTGGAAGAGGAAGTGGTCATCGCGCACGACGCGAACTTGGCCGAGTACTTGGAGGACTCGTACCTAAGGGAGATCGCTTCTGACCTTCTGGCCTCGTACGAGGACGACCTCCAGTCCCGTTCGGACTGGGAGGAAACCTACACCAAGGGGCTTGACCTGCTTGGGGTAAAGACTGTCGAGCGCACGGAGCCTTTCCAAGGCGCATCCAGTGTAACCCACCCCATGATCGCCGAGTCTGTCACACAGTTTCAGGCACAGGCCTACAAGGAACTCTTGCCCGCGGGAGGCCCTGTCAAGGCCTCGGTTATGGGCCTTCAGGACCCTGAGCGCGAGGCACAAGCCAGCCGCGTCAAGGACTTCATGAACTACGAGATCACCGAGGTCATGGAAGAGTATGACCCGGATATGGATCAACTGCTGTTCTATCTGCCCCTCTCCGGCTCTTGCTTCAAGAAGGTCTACTGGGACGTTGCCATGCAGCGCCCGGTGTCCAAGTTTGTCCCGGCGCAGGACATCGTCGTCCCGTACTCGGCAACGGACCTGAACACGACCCCGCGCGTGACCCATGTCCTCCGGATGGACAAGAACGACATCCGCAAGATGCAGGTGTCTGGGACGTACCGTGACGTGGAGCTCTCGCTCTACGACGGCGAGTTGGACCCTGTTCGCGAAAAGGTGGACGAACTCCAAGGGACTTCGCGGTCCCATCAGGAAGACACCTACACACTTCT